AACTTCTAATAAATGAACATCATATACACTTTCTTTTAAATTAGTAAATTCTATAAATTCAACTGTGCTTGTTACATTTTGTTCCTCAATAAGTTCTAAGCTACCACCAAGTTTTCCCTGTGATTGAAGTTCAGCTACATCAGTAATAGAAAAGACACCACTATTAGATACAGTTTGATTAGGTTGATTTTGTCCTAGATAACCATAAGGCATAATTACCCCTTTAGGTTATTTCTAAAATACTTGCAAATGCTTCTAGATCACCTGAAGCTGCACCACCTGTTAGTTCTATACTATCGCCATTTTCTAAAACTAATTTAGAAGTTCCTGCTAGTTCTATTGTACTATCAGCTGGTACGCTTATTGTATAAGCTATACGTGCATTTCCAGAAGTTCCATCAACAACATCAGCTGTAATTGTGTCATCAGCAGCACCATCAACATTAGTAATACGTAATGTCAATATAATTGCTGTACCACCAGAACTATTAGTATAAATAGCTGTGTTACTGCTAGTTACGTCTAAATAAGCGTTTTTAAATGTATTAGCCATATTTCCTTTCCTATCCTAATGCGATTATTAAACCTATATCAGCAAATCCACCTTGATCTAAAATAGATTGTACTGTAACTTTTTTTATATTATTGCTATCACTTGCGTCTGCAATTAATAGTTCGTCCCCTGTAGCTGCTGTAACTGATGATTGTCCATTAATATCTACATCTAAAGTTACTGCACCAGATGTACCACCACCACTTAGTCCAGAACCAGCATTTACTGCCGAAATATCACCAGATCCAATATATTCACCCCAACTGCTTCCAGAATAGTAGGTTAAAACATCAGTATCTTTTAAAAATGATATTTGTCCTTCTTGTGGTGAAGTAATAGCTGCGTCCCTTGCAGTAGCGTCTGCAAATACTGTTACAACTTGTTCCATTAAGAAATCATTGACGTTAGCTGCCGTCAATACTTCACCTACTGCAAATGTTCTAAATCCGTCTGGCATATTTTTATTTTATCCTTTCGTTGTTTTTTTTATAATTGTATGTCATTAATATCCAAGTTTATCTGTATCTAATACACCGAATAATGTGTTATCTAATCGCATAAATGCTTGTACGTTTGCATTTGATAACGCATAAGAACACGTAAATATATCTGGTGTAATGCTATAACTGATCGTGTCAATTATTTCTAATGATGATAATTGTGACGGTGATCCACTTCCCGGTGGTGTAAGTTCTACTTGTACAATATCACCAACTTCCCTTGCCATGATTGCGTTTTGATTAGATGTTGTTGCTTCTTTTAGATCAACAACTAAATTATCAAATCTAATCAATGCAGAACTAAATTTACCAAGTAAAAAGTTGGCAGCGTCTAATACTTCTGCGTCAGTATTGTTAAATAATTGATCCCTAGACAAGGTACGTACAAGATATTTACCTTGACTTGCAGTATCTTCTACTGATTGTGTTGTACCACCGTTTCTTGTTAAATTTATAACATTATATATTTCGTTGTCATCATTTAGATAGTCAACTGATAAATACGGTATATTACTACCGTCATCACTAAATATAGCTTCAGCACTAGAAGGAAATGTTGTATGTCTTGATCTAAATGTTAAGTTTCCAGATTTAGACATAAACAACAAACCATTTTCAGATTGTTCTATTTGTTGCAATATGGATAATGTATTACCACTTATATCACTGAATGATTGCATTGTTGATACACCAGTTTCTATATCCCTTGATCCAGCACTAAATTTAACATCAGCACTATCTAATAAATTTTCTATCATTGTTCCACTATCTGTACTTGATAATGCTTGATTTACAATTTGAGTATTTGCAATCTTCATAAATGCGTCTGAAGCTACAAAATCTGCAAATGAATTGGATTGATCTGGATATGATAAGTTTATGTCAGTAACAAATCCAACAAAAAGATCTTCGTATGTACTACCACCGTCAGTAGTAGCGTCAACATTTATTTGAATTAGTGGTTCTATACCGGGATAATATGGACTTGATGTATTTGTATTTTCGTATTTTCTTGCATTATTTAGCAAACGAACTGTACACGATCCAGTAAAAAAACTTTCTAAATCTTTAGACCTACCACGATTAATTGTGATACTTTGAACATCACTTGTTACATCAGTTAATGAAACTGCACCACCAAGTTGTCCAGTATCTAAAATACCACGAACTGCGTCATCTAATGTAAATTCGTTAGCAGTAAATCCTATTCGTACACGTACTGTTGGTTGTGCCATTATGCTATGACAATTCCAGATCCACCACCACCGACACCAACACGTCCAAGTGTTCCATTCTTGTCAGTAAATTCTTTGATTGCAGTTACGGTTTTACGTGCTACTTCATCTGGATTACCACCACCAGATACATTGACGTTGATGTTGTTTGTTACTTGTGACGCTTCTTTTGCACTCTTTGTAGCAGTTGCGATCAATGCACTAGCAGTTCTTTGTGCGTCTATTTCATCTGGTGTTAATGATTTTATTTGATCTTGTGCAAATCCAAGTGATACTTCTTCAAACTTCTTTAATTTTGGAAGATCTATATTAATTCCTATTTTTGACAATATACCAGCAGCTTTTTGTCCGAAACTATTTAATTTATCTGCAAAATTATTAAACCCACGAATAATACTATTGATCATTTTTTCAAAGTTCTTTGGCAAGTTAACTAAAAATGGTGTTACATATTTTTCTACTATTTCAGTGAATTTACCAAATGCTGGTGCTAGTCCAGTTAATAATAAACTGACGATTGTCAATATTGGTGGTGCAAGTTGTGATATTAATTGACCAATGGAAGAAACAAATGGTGCTACTGCTTGTATTGCACCTACGAGTTGCGGCCCGATTTCTTGTACAAGATCTACAAAAACTGGTAATAATGCTTCTGCAATAGGTAATAACTCTTGTCCCATTGTTGCTTTTAATTCTGTTAATTTTGCACGTGCTTCGTTTGACTTAGCAGCAAAACTATCTTGTTCTTCATTCAAATAACCTTGTGTGACAATGGATTTTTCTTTAATCAATTCCAAAGTGGCCATTGCTTTTTCTTGCTGCGTCAAAGATTTTGCGTTTTCTTTGCCCGTCATTGAAAATGCTTTTGTTTGAACCTGTGCTTCTGTAATGGACAAACCATAGGTCTTTAAACTTTCCCGTTCACCCAAAAGTGCTTTGGTAAATGCTTCCATGACTGGTGTTGCACCACCTTGTACGTTATTAAACGCAGCTACATCACCAGCTACTATTGCTAATTCTTCACCTAATTTAGCACTTTCTTCAGCAGTAAATCCAACTGATTGTACAACTTGACCAGTAGTTTTTAAAAGATCTTGCAATTCAAAATTAGCCATACCAGCTTTATTTGCAAATTCTTCAACGAATGCGTTTAGTTGTTGTCCACTTTCACCAGTTCCAAAAACTACATCAAATGCAGATCCAGCTTCTTTTGCACTAGAAGCAAGATCAACCATTTCTTTGCCGACTGTACCAGCAGCAACACCCAGTCCAGCAATAGCAGCACCACCGACTTTAGCGATACCACCAGCAACATTTCCTAATCCTTTTAATGCACGTTGTCCACGGGTAATTCCTTTAACTAACCCGTCAACGTTACCGATTATTGATATTACTGCTTCACGATTTATTTTTGTTGCCATTTACTTTTTACCTATTGCTTTTGCTAATGCGTCATAAAGACGATCATTATACGTTTCCATAATTGTATCTTGTTCACGTGCCACTGTTTTGTGTACTACATAACCACCTTTACCAAATTTACCAAAACTACTTGTTCCACTTGAATATTGGTTTCCTATCCAACGTCTGTATGGAAATTTTGCACCACGTCTTGAATTTGGTAATCTTCCAACTTCGTTACGTGTAATTTTACGCATTGAAGCTGATCCACGTACTGGTACAAGTAAACTATCACGGCCAAATTCCATAGTCAACGCAGTTGGTTGTCTATCGGTAGATTTGTTAATTTTTATCTTTGCTGCCGTTCTTGTACCTTGTGGACTAATTCTTGTTGCTGATCGTGCTGCTTTTGGAACTGGTTGTTTTTTAGCAAGGTTTCTAGATTTGTCAGAAACTTCTTTTGCAATTTCCCTATGAAATCTACGTAATGCGTTTAGAACGTCCTTTTGTCCATAACGTCTTAATTCATTAACAATAGTTTTAATTTCACTATTATCTATTGCTAGATCATTGATTTTGACTGTCATTACGTTTTTCAATCATTGCAATAAGTGCTTCAAACATGTCCATATCCAAGTTCATAATCTCGTTGGGACTTGTCCCACATTCAATGCTGACTATTGCAACAAGATCAATGAACTTGTTTAACCTTTTGGGTTATCAGTTTTTCCTTGTATATCTATTTCTTCAACTTTTTCTATCCAAGTATCGTAATCGTCAGTGACACCATTACGTTTAGAAGATAGCCACGCAAGGTATAATAACCATTCGTATTTTTGTTCTTCAGTCAGTCTTGATATTGGAACATCAAACTTTCTTTCAAACTTTACAATATCTACTGGTTTTACCTTTAGTTCGTAAGTTGTTCCGTCACTCATGATGACGGTAATATTACCCATTAGGAAGTAGCCCGTGCAATAGTCCCAGAAGTTGGGAATGTCACACTGCTTGTTGCCAATTCACCGACTGCGTTTGCAACCGGGATATGTTGGTTGACAAGTATAGATCCACTATATTTTGGATTTGTTGCACTAACTGCACTTGAAGTTGGTTTAATTTCAAATGTTGTAGTTGTTCCAAATAATGGCCATAATGTTGCGTCAACTTCAGAAGCAGCAAAATCTTGTTGGAAATCTATAGATAAACTTCCACTTTTTAAACCCCCAGTTTTTGACATAAATGTACTTCCAAAACTGGTTGTATCAATTTCTTCGCTTGTAAGTTCTAAAGTCACACTTGCAACGTGATCTGATAGATCAACGCTATTTATGGTTACACTTGCGTCTGTTAAAACAAATTTTGCCATTTAATTAATCCTTTCTTAAATCAATATTAAATATTATAAATTAAAGATCTTTATGTGTGTTATTAAAACAAAAAACCCACCGAAGTGGGTTTAATGTTTCGTACTTATAAACAAAGTGCAGTGTTCACAACTGCAAATTAATTATACACTATTTTTTTAATTTCAGTGAATAAAAAGATTTATTCTATACCAATACTAGCGTGTATTGAAAAACTTGGACTTGTTCCAGAAATTGTATAGTTTAAACGCCAGTATGTATCAGTTATTGCACCAGCTACACTTTGGAAGTCTGCACCAATAGCAGTGATGTCTGTAAACGTTATACGATCAGTAGGTGATGTAAAACTTGCATTGTCATCAGATTGTAATTTAAAAGTCACTGTTGGTGTTGAAGTACCACTTACTGCGTATGTGTGAATTGCTACAAAACATTTTTCATCTGCACCAACTGCACCTAAATTAACACCACTACTGTTTCCAGTTGCAGTTAGATCTTCATCTATTTCAACTGTTCCACGTACCATAACTTCAGATGATTGTGACTTCGTTACACTGAATGGTGCTATTTCACCAACTGTTCCAAACATTGAATATGAAAATTCCCTAGACTTTGTAAAGTATGCAATGTTGCCACGTCCTGCGTCTGGCACTGTTGTAACGACTAATTCGCTACCTAATGAAGCACCAAGTAGTGCGTCTGGTTTATTATCACCAGCTTCATAGAAACCGTCTAATGTTAATGATGAGTTCTTTAGACCACCTAGTTTTTCGGTAAATCCCCCGGAATTTATTGTTGTTGCGTCTAATTCTTCAGCAGTCAATTCCAAGCTGACATTTGTTACGTGTCCAGATAGATCATATCCACCACTGAATACTTTACCGTCATTAAATACAAATTTAGCCATTATCTACTTCTTCCCATGCTTCGTTGATGTCTGGTGTACTTTTATCATCTTTTTTAAATGTACCGTCTTTTTTTCTGGCACGTCTTTTTTTAATTGTAGTATGTTCAATATGACCACCTTTAATTAATGATTTAGCAATATCTTCATCTTCTATAGTGATCGTGTCACCTTTTTCTTTGCCCATTACTTTTTTGTTACCAATAATTTTATATTTCATTAACTTGATCCATTCGTATATACTTCAATAGTTAGATTAGCACCTACACCGTCAATTCCATTTAAACTGACATCTGCTGCATAATTATTCATGCCAACAACCCTTGCGTCTGTATTTGCTAAACCTAATGATTTATTGTTGTATATTGCTTGTCTTATGCTTGAAGATCCAGATCCAGTCACGTATGCGTCTAATTTATCTTGTGCAGTTCTACTATCTGATCTTTGTACTGCTACCGTCATTTCAAATTCATAACGATCAGTTCCACGTTGCATTGCTAGATCAAATTCAATAGATGTTGGAATAAATAAACATACTGGAAAATTTATTGCTTGATCTGGAACTACATCATAAACACGAAGTCCACTTATTGTTCCAATGGTTGTTTTTAAACCGTCCCTAATTTCAGACATAGTTGCCATTTACGCAACCCCAAATATTGTGCCTTTACGAAATGGTGCTATCAGTCTTGTTATTTCCCTATTTTGTTGAATGTTAACAACACCGAAATCACCAACACCAGCTACACCAAGTGGTGCATTACGCATTGCAAACAATTCACTGGCCAACATAAGTGTTGCTTGTCTAATTGGTTCTGGTACGCTTGGAAATCCCCAACGTGCAGTAATTTCAGCACGTGGCCTATTTGATGAATAATCTAGTGGCCATTCGTGGTTTCCGTCAGATATTAATTCAACCACGTAATATGGTGAAATTAGTATTCCACCGACTACTTGGTTAATTGGTAATAATTGATATTGATCAGATGATACGGTTGTTTCATACGTTCCGTCATCATCATCATCATACTTAACTACTAGATCAGTAGTTGTTGAAATGTCATCTACACGTAATCTGTATAGATTATCTGTAAAATATTTTCTTGCAGAAGCAGATCCGTCAGCGTAAAAGATACGCCCACAAAAACTATCTATTTGACGACTAGCTGCGTTTATTGCGTCATCTAAAAGATCGTCATCAGCAGTATCAGAAGTAGGAATACCATTAAATTGTTTTAACTGGTTTTGTGTGCAGTAGCCATTAGTAATTGCCATTAGAAATTATCTACCTTTCTTTCGGCCTTTACCTTTGCCACCTTTCATTTTCTTTTTACCGTAATGACTTGGCATGATCCTACTTTTTATCTACTTTTTTTTCAGCTTTAGGTTTTGAACTAGCTTTTTCAACTTTACCACCAGCTTCTTTAATAGCTTTTTTAACTTGTTCTGCACGATCAGCTTTACCATATATTTCGTAATGCTTTAATTCTTTTTTTAATGCTTCTATTAATTCTTTATTTGCCATAATGTTCTTTCTATGTAGCTTGGGTGTATCGGTTGCCCGGCACACCCAAAACCACTACTTTAATTAAAAGGTTGGTGTTACCAAACCTGTTCCACTCATCTTTGAAATACCTAGTGGGTATCTACCAGAAGCGAATGCAACATATCCATAAACAACCATTTTAGTTGTTAATGAACCAGCATTTGTTTCTTCAAATTTAAGTTGGAATAAATTATCTTCAAATAAGATATGATCATCAGCTTTAACTAAATAAATTTGATCCTCGTTAGTACCTGCACCAGCGTTTGTTACAACGTTAGCGTCAGTAATAACTGGAATACCTAGTAATGAACCTACTATGTTTCCGTATGCTGCTGCTTCACCTACACCAACTGCGTTGTCTGGATTATTTCCAGCTGGAACGACTAATGGACGATTTGAACTGTCCACGCCAGCAGTGATGAAACCCCAACGTCTTGGGTGCATAATAAATGCAGACGCAGGTGCAAATCTATTTGAATTGATTTCTTGTACTTGATCAGCAAGTTTCGGATAAAGTTCTGCAACTGTAGGACTTGCGTCTGTGTAAGTTGTTTCGTTTACGCCTGAAACTGAAGCAATACCTAATGGTTGTCCAGATGAACCAGAACCGTTAAGCATTAAATTATCAAGTTTTGTATAATAAGCAGCTACAAGATCTTGGAAAATAATGTTTTCCAAGCTGAAACCCGGTTGTCCACCACGTTCCAATGCTTGTCTAGAAACGTCTTGTTGTCCAGCGATTGTATCAACATTAACTGTTAATAGTGTATCGTCCATGTTTGTTTCTTGAACTGCACTGTTTTCAGTTGCTTGTTCTGCTGCTGCTGATCCAGTTGTTATTCTTGAAATTTCAATTTTGTTACCGAATGCTGGAAGATCTTTTTTAGGAACTGCGTTATAAAATGCAGATCCAGCACGTGCAATAGGTGCGTACTCATCAACTAAATATTGTGGTACGACTAATCCAGTGAATGCACCAGTTCCAACATCTCTAGCTTCAAAATCTTGGTGTGAATTTAATCTTTCTTGTGCTTTGAAATCACCACGTCTAGCTGCATAAGCGTCAGCAATAAATGAATGATCGCCACCTTTACGGTACATATCTGGTTCATTTACTTCAACAATAGCTTCTTTTTCAGTAAGATCTTCATCTTCAACACCTAATGCATTTCTGCTTTCTTTAACTGCTTTTAAGGTTTCACTAGCTTCCCTTGCTTCATCAATTTTTACGTTAAGATCTTTGACTTCTGCATGTAATTCTTGTGATCTAGCAAATTTTTCGTCAAATGCTTCACCAGCGTCCATGTTGTCAAGTTCTTCAACTAATTGATCAAGTTCGGCAACTTTAGTGTCCCTAGCTTCAATTAATTTTTTCACTATGTGTTTTTCCTTTTGTTTTTTTTTGCTTTTACTTCTGCGTCAACTGTAATTTCAAAGTGTGTGATACGACTTCTAGTTTTACGGGTTTACGACTTTTTACGAATGCCGTCCCTTTCAAGTTTCATTTTAAGTAACTCTACTTTTGGATTGCTTCGTTTTTCATCAACATTGTTGTCCGTAATACTTTCAACTTTGTTAATAAAACTTTCTAAAATTTCTGTTGCTTGATCACCAGATCTAGCTTCTACAAGTTCTTTGTGTAGATCTTCAATATCTAATCCACGAAGTTTTGCACCTGCCCACGGGTTTGCCGGGTAAGTTACAACTGATACATCAAATAATCTTGCTTCATTAACTGATCTGTTTTGTCCAGATTGATCAAATTCATCTTTGATTGCTGCAAACGCAAATGACATTTCATTTAGATCACCACGTTTCATTGCACTGGCAACTTCTGCAACTGTAGGATTGTTTGGATCTAATTCTGCTTTTACGAATAATCCATAATCATCTTCTTCTAATTCTAAAGTTCCAGATGATGTCCTTGCCAATGGAATACCGTCATGATTTACTAAAAATCTAACGTCATCTTGTTCTTGTAATGTCTTTTTAAATGCACCTTGTCTGATAGTTTCGTTGTATTGTCCTTTGCTATCACGTACACCGTATGGTTTGTTAAACACTGAAGCATATCCAGTAAATAACAAAGTATTGTTGTCATTTTCGTTGCGTTCTTCTACTGCTGAAAATGTAAAACTTCTGTTTTCAGTTTGTCTTTCCATTTCTTTTAGATTAGTTGACCTTTTTAATGTTTCTATAGTGTTTGATATAGCAACAACTGTATCTTTGACTTCTATGTGTTGATCGTTCATGCTTTTTTCTTCCTTTTTTGTATATCGTGGGTGATCTTCTGGCAACAAGTCATTGTCAGATCTATAATTTGGATTTTGTGGTTTGTCATTCTTTAATAAATAACTAAATGCACGTAATCTTGCTAGTCCCCATGCTTGACGACTTACACCCGGCCTATGTGATGTACTGTATGCACCAAATCCACGTCTGACTACTGCTTTGGCAGTTGGTTGTCTTAGTTTACGCCAACTAGCCATACCAGAAACTTCTTCATTGTGTTCTTCTACTATTGTTCTAATAGATTTTTCTGTAGCTTCACTAAAAGATATATCACCAGACTTACCACTTGCAGATCCTTTTGGATTTTTCTTACTTCCTTTGATTTGATCTTTTTTTGGTGCTGGTGTGCTTGGATCATTACGTGGTTCATATTCACCAGCATTAACTAATTGTGCAATCTTTCTTTCTGCCCAATTATGTGCTTCCATTGGATCAGTCCACGGATTAGATCCCCATAATAAGAATGCAACATCTGAAGCACGCCACGTGTCTGGATCATTAGGATTTGTTTTTTCACGATCAAGATCTGATAGATGTCTTGCATGCCATGCACGTATTTTTACTATCTTATCAATACTTAGTTGATCACCTTTTGCCATAATCCTTGCTTGTCTAACTGTTTCATCAACAAGTCCGTCACCAGCTTTGTTTAAATTATCTAAACCACGTTGTGCATTATCTTGCATAAACTTTGGTGGTTTTCTATCTACTGCACGTTCTTCAGCTTCTTGTTCTTGATTGTTTTTTTCTGCTTCTGCAATATTTAACGCAGTAAGTTGTGCTTCTGCTTCTTCGTGTGTTTCATGACAACCCATTATTTGACCGTCATCAAGTTTGACAACTGCATGTCCTTGACATTCTAAATTATCCATTTGTATTTCGTATGGCATTAACTTGGCCTTAAAATATGTAAATCACCACTACCAGAAGCAACAACTGCATATAGTTCGTTGTCTTGTGGTACACGTATATTTATATTTGTATCTTGTGTTAAATGAAAACCATTTGTAGTTGTAACATCTGAACCACCAATATACATTTTGCTTGAATGATCATTATGTAAATATACTGTTTGTTCAAAATTTACTGAACTAATTATTTTTACTGGTGACGTTGTTATTGTAAATTCTTCACTAATCATTTTGTATTTCGTTCATATCACTTGTTGGACTATGTTCATCATTACCAAGTGGTGGAAGTGTTGGATCTACCATTGCACCTTGTAATCCAAGATAAAATTTATCACCACCGTCATACGGTTCAAGATCCATTTTTGCACGTGCTTCGTTTGGTGTCATTACACCAGAACTAATTGCAACTTGAAATGCACGTACACGACTTAATTGATCTGCCCTTGCAAATTCATCAGTATCTAATTTAACATATTGTTTGTTTGGCAATAATGTGCTTAGTCCGTCCTCTATGCGTCTGATCCACGGTAAAAGTGTATGACGTATAAACGCTAAACCGTTACTTTCAATATTTGAATAAACATTTGATCCGTCCTTAGATAAAAGTAAATGTGCTGGTATTCTAAATACCCTTGCTATTTCATTAACAATCTGTTCACGTGCTTCAATAAGTTCTGATCCAGCAGACGCACTAATTGCTTTCCATTTAAGTCCACCAGTAAGAACTGCTGGTTTTCTATTTCTATTGTGGTTACCAAGCCATGTTTCTTTTAATACTTGTGCTTGTTCAGCAGTAAGATCCCGATCTGTTTCCAACACGGAACTTGGTGTTCCACCTTGACCATAGAATTGTGCTATATGTCTTTCCATTGCCAACGCTAAACCATAGGTATTGTTTTGGGTTCTTAATGGACTGACACCAATGAGTTGACCGGGATATTGAAACCAAGTGAAGTGACACATATTATTTTGTGTAATTCTTCTTGAATATTGTCCTTTGCCATTTTGTAACATAAATACTTTTTGTCCATTGTCCATTTCTACTTTTACTTTTTCGGGGTGGACTGGTGTCATTGCTACTGGACGACCTTGACGATCTTTATCTACTAACACAAACGCATTACCGTGCATTGCTAAAGAAGTAATTATTTCATGAATACATTGGAAGATTGTTTGATTTGCATTTGGTTTTTCTAAAAACTTTGGTTTGTCAGTAAAGATAGTTTTTGAACTTTCATATCTAACTGTTTTTACTGGAAGTAATGCGATACTATCAGCGATCAATGAAATTGCAGAATATACGGTTGAAATACCAAGTGCTGACATTTCATTGACTTTTTCACCAGTGTAGTTAAATAATCCACCTTCACGAAGTGCAAGAAGATCAACTAAATTACCAAGTGCTGCGTCCCTATTTTCTATTTTACGAAATAAACTCATCTAGCTTGTAAATAACTTCCTAATATTATAAATGCACCACCAACGATAAATGCTAGTGAAACATTAACTGTATATACACCATAAATTATAAGTCCTACACCTAAGACATCTGCGATTGTTGTTATATAATTATTCATAAGTTGATTATAGATACTTCTGGATCATTATCTTCTGGTTCTGGTGCAGTTATACGATCTAACATCAACACCATTGCAATACATGCGTCAATCTTTCTTTTTGATCTACCTTTAGACAAACGCCAACCCATATCTGTAATCTTTTGTGCAGCAGACATAACTTGATCTGTAAATGTAGGATCACCGTCATGTCTAACTTTATTGTTAACAATCATATCGTATGCGTTTCCACATGCCGGGATCATACGACTATGTGTTTGTGGAAAGTTAACCATTGGCACACCACGATCTAATAGAACTTGTGCAGACCTTTCAAAGAACGCTGGATCATACGCCACTTCTTTTACTTTGTACAATTTCATTAAATCAATTACAAACGCTTCAATTTCTTGATAGTCCATATACACTTGATCGTCTGGTTTCCAGATCTTAGATTTCATGTTGACTATATCATTATCATCTTTCTGGCCATAAACTATTGCAACACTATCGTGACGAAGTGCCATATCAATACCAACAAATGTTTCTTCACCTTGTTCTAGTTCTAATTCATCATCTTGGCAAGATAACCATTTTTCAGCGTCTATCCAACTTTCTTCTTCAGTTCTTGTCCATTGGTTCAAGTGATAACGTTGAAATTCGTTTAATGGTAAAGATTTATGCCTACGTCTTAGATTTTCAATCGGCCACCAGTCATTTGTAATTGCTGGATTTACTGCTTCCCAAATATCTTCATTGTTTGGATCTTGATCATCAGAAGCACCTATCCATTTAAAATAAAATTCTGGATCTTCTTGTTTACCAGCTTCTTTTAATAATCCACGTTGATACATCTTCCCGGCCATACTATCTAGATCATGTCCAGCAGTTGTTATGTTAAGAACTAGACCGTCCCTACGTTTTGCAGTGTTGTTTGATAAAACATAATGTACACGTTCTAAGTTAATATTGTTCCATTCGTGTATTTCATCAGCAATGAAACAACTGTTTCTACCACCGTCAGCAGTACCAGCTTTGGCAGCAACTCTAAATGCACGACCAGATCCATTTTTTACTTGTATTTCATTTTCAAAGGTTTCTACCATTTCAGATAACAATGGACTTTCATTACACATTGTTTTCATAGTTCCAAACACAAGGTTTGCTTGTTCATAAGAAGCTGCTGCAACTGCAACAAGTGGTGATGTTACACCAGATCCAAGAAGTTCATATAATCCAATACAAGCTGCCAACGCAGTCTTGCCATTTCCTTTTGGCAGACCGATCAGACTTTCACGATATTTTCTAGATCCATTTTTGTTTAGTTCATACAATTCATAAATAATTACTTTTTGCCATTCATCTAATTTAAATGGTTCACCATAAAAATCACCCTCGCCATGAACACAAAAATTTTCAATAAACTTTACTACACGACTACCACGTGTTTCTGGTAATACTATTTTTGCTTCAGACATTCTTCAGTTAATTCTTCATCAAGATCATCTAATATAATTTTGTCAAATATCATATTTTATCTTTTTTAATTAATATCCAAGCCCAAGCATTTAAAACAACAAATGCTAAAAAAACTATAAACCCGTCCATTTAATTATTCTTCTTC